GATCGGGTTGACTACTAAGGTTAATACAAAATACCTCCTGTAGTCTCCGTTCCACCACAGTGCCTATACCCTTCTGGAAAAGCATATTCAGGAGGGGCTCAGTGCATATGGTCCGACTTATCTTCTGCGATTTCGGAGCAAACGAAAGACGACTACCTCTTACGAGCTCAAAGCCCGAATTTCGAGCGCGAAAAGCTTCAACGTCGCGCCAGATACGGTCTCCAGAGATCGCCTGCCGGAATAATAAAGGCAGGACCTCGTTTGTATGACACATTGTGCTGTTTACGTACTTCGTATAGAAGTCCGTAGACGTAGTACCAATGTTGGAGCCAGGCCCCGCACCGAAGTGACTTGCTATGTCACGTAGGTTAAGGAGCGTAGGCTCTCTATCGAGTTCAGCTGCCGTAAATATATCACGCTTCCACTCCCGGTGTCCAGGGAGAAAGAAGTCATCAATGATAGATTTCATCTCATTGATAATCAGCTCATCTCGTAGATTACGCGGAGTAACACCCTCGAAGTTCCGACAGTGTTCATTACACTCTAGAAACAGAGCCAGGGCAGCATCGTCACGCACACCACTTACCTTGTCATTATGAAATTTCTTAACAAATGACTTAGCAAGTGATTGCATGGCCCACTGCCTATATGTGGATTCCGGATAAATGGAGTCCTCCATACCCGCGTCATACAAATCAAGAAGAAGCACAGAGTGAAGTTCCTCAGCACTAAGGTGCATGTTGACCACTCCTTTGTAGCCAGGTACTGATTTGGCGTGAAGTTACAAGATAGGATCCAAGCTTGTTGGGAGAAGCATTTCTACGTCTTCCAACTTCTTGAGCCACAGTCTCACGGCACCTATCGTAGTGATGGCAGTAGTCCCGTCAGGGAATACCATCATCACCATGTTTGGTCCGGTGCGGATGAAGGTGACAGGCTTGAACTTACTAGCATGTCCCAATCTATTCGCAGCGCGAAGGGTAGCATCCCGTTCTTCAACGGTGCCGCCCAACCAATCATGAGTGCCGCCGAGAGCGAGTGATTTGGCAGCTGAGAAGGCATCCTCAATTGCTTTGTCAAGCCTCTTGGTTTCACGTCGTCTATAAGCCTCTTGTCTTTTGCTCAAAGCAGCAATCGACCTGTTCAGGATCCCACGATTCCGTTCACGCATTTCCTGCGTGTAGTGAGCCAAGGGGTCCTTAATCGGCTGAAACTCCTCTAGCTCCCAACCCGGTTTAGGGGTAAGGGCTTTTGGAGAGATTACTGCTTTTAAGCGACGCACGATCTCTTTTGGCTTCTTGTAAGACGCCATAATGTACTCCTTAAAAAGGTACTACATAAAGAGGGAATGCGTAGAGGCTTAGATAATCCCAGACACCAGAGTGTCGCCAATTCCAGCAGATTGCTGGTTCATGGCGCCAATATGGGCTGAGATGGCCGCACGCACTTCGCCAGGCGAAGCAAGATCGGCACCAGCTGGTACCTCAAACGTCGTGGTAACCAGCATAGTGACGGGTGCCTGTCCAGCTAGGGGTAACAACCCCTTTCGCGTGATGACCTTGTAGACGTTCCTGGGTACAGTACTAATCACCCCTGTTGTCGGATTTGCTTTCCCGAGTGCCTTGAAAATGGCAGGACGGAAGGCAGAGATCGTGAACGGGGATGCCACAGAGTGGACAGACGCACCAGCCTGAGTCCCTCCTAGCGCTGTAACAGCATTCTGCTTCCCGTTAGGATTGGGAGGCGTATCGCCGGTGAGCGTGTAAGTTGGAGAGGTGAAGCCCGTCTGCGCAGCCCCAGTTATGGGGCTCGTGACTGTAATGGTCATCAAAATTCCTAGATTTTCTCGTCTACCGGTTAGGTTATTAACCGTATCGGTTAGATTTGAAGAAGGTTTGAGGATGTATTCCACCGTGAACAATAGCAAGCAGGGCAGTCATGTTAGCCCATTGGGCGGGTAAACCAGGAACTTCAAAACGAAGCTCAGGATACCCTACACCGACGCCTGCAGACCGTTGAACGTGGCGGTTTACGTGTTTGGTGGTAAGGCTAAATCCACCACTGTCGACATACCTCACGTGTGCACTATCAGTGCCTGCCCTATCGTGGTTGATCGTAGTTGCATGTGAACGCAACCGAACAACACTCACGTTAGTATAGGCGATAGTACTACGTAATGCACAGCCGGCAGTAATTACCTCTCCAATATTCGAGAAGTAATCTACCAGAAACGACCATGGGAGTAATTCCCAGGCTGTCGGAATCCACTCAAAGGCATCAAA